TATTGGATCAAGTACGTGCCCGTAAGCTTGAGCGTATTCGTCGTATGCACGCTCAGACTCTGGAAGTGGCTCGTGTTAAAACCCTGACCACTGGCGCTATCTACGCCCCTAACGGCACCATCGCTGGCAACTTCTACACCGACTTCGGTGTTGTTCGTAAAGAAGTTGACTTCGTTCTGGGCACTAGCACCACTGAAGTACTGCTGAAGCAAGAAGAAATCATTGCCCACATTCAGGACAACCTGAACACTGGTGACATTGTAAACGAAGTTGTTGCTCTGTGCTCTCCTACATTCTTCAGTAAGCTGATCACCCAAGCCGGTGTTAAGGATGCTTACAAGTACTACAGCTCGACTCAAGAGCCTCTGCGTCTGGCTGGTCGTGGCTTCGGTACTGCTGGTGGCTTGGATCGTGAGTTCGTTCTGGGTGCTGTTCGTTACATTGAATACCGTGCTACTGCTCCAGATGGTGTTGCATTCATCCCTGCTGGCGATGCTTACTTCTTCCCGATGGGCACTCAAGACGTATTCAAAACCTACTTCGGCCCAGCCCTGCGTTTTGATACTGTCAACAGCATCGGCGTTGAAGCTTACATGTTTGAGTTCATGAACCAGACCAACACTGAAATTCAGTTGCAGTCTGAGTCGAACTTCATCAACATGGTACGGCGGCCACAGGTAGTTTGCAGAGCTTTCAGCTCCAACTAAGTGTGTTTGGGATAGGGGCTTTAATTAGCCCCTTTTCCTTTATTATAAGGAAGTCCCTATGGCTTTAACAGACGTAGAAACGGTGAGGCTCTTAATCGGAGACCTACCAAACTCCCCATTCTATCAATTGTTTGATGATGAAAGTATCCAACAGTTCTTAGACTTGAACGGTGGAAATGTAAGACAAGCAGCACGGATGGCAGCTATTGCGGCTTCTATGCAATTAGCAGGCTGGAACACGCGGGAAACCACAGGTGATATTTCCGTATGGAATGAACTCTCCACAGCTTACCTAAAAGCACTTGATAACTTCATTAATGACTCTAGCTCGGCTAGTATTCCTAATGGTTTGATGCCTTATGCTTCTGGTATTAGTTGGGTCGATGTGAATACCAACAATGCTAATCCTGATAATGTTCGTAGTCCACTTACACAGATTAAAGTATGTGATTCACCTTCTGGTGGATTTAATACAACGAACAATTGCGGCTGTTAACCCACTATGTCTATGAAACTTACAGTAGACAAGAAAGTGTGGAACAACCTCAAAAAGAGTTTTGCTAAAGCCGAGATGTTTGAAGATCAAGTTGGTTGGCAAGCCGATGCTGTTTACGGAAGTGATAACGAAAACCTCCCAATGGCGCAGGTCGCTCAATGGTTGGAAGAGGGGGTTGCTTCTAAGAATATCCCACCACGCCCTTTCATGCGTGTTGGTTTCAAAGCTGCCTTATCTAAAGGTGCTAACGATGCAAGTTTTAAGCGTATCATTACTGCTGTAGCTAATGGTCAAGATGTATTCAAAGCTTTGCATAAAGAAGGTGATAGTTTCAGGCAGACATTACGTCAAGTGATGATTGACTGGGATACACCACGAAACTCTCCAACCACTGTTGAATTGAAAGGGTTTGATGATCCTTTGATTGAGACAAGTGAGTTGATTTCTAATATCACTTCTAAGACAACTAAGAGAGGGACATAATGTTAAAACCACAATTCCTTCTCACTAAGAAGATTCCTCTTACTGTTTACCGTACATCTGCACAAGGAACATATGTAGATGGTGAATGGGTAGAAGGTACAGCCGTAGAAGTAGTCAGAGAAGTTAATATTCAACCATTCAAAGATGAAGAGTTGTTATTGCTTCCTGAAGCTGATAGGTCAAGAGAGTGGTATAAGCTTTATTGTGCTGAAGACTTGATTGCTGATAAGCCGGGAACCTCTGGTACGGTAGCGGATGAGTTTGTATACAAAGGTGATCGCTACAAAGTAATGAAAGTGAAAGCCTATGACATGGGTGTGTTAAATCACTTTCGTGCAATGGCTGCTAGGTTAGAGGTGAGTGCAGGATGACAGCGATTTACTCAACTCTAAAAACTGCATTACGAAATACAGCACTTGTTGCATTAAATGAATATCCAACTGTCACGGCGATCTTCAGCCATCAAAATGGTAACGAGCCAGCAGGCTCTTATGTAACAATCAGTATCCTAAGTGTTGAACAACAAGGTCATCACTCTACAAGTTCACTAACTAACACAAGTGAAGAATTAACAGTATCTGTAGCTTATGAAGTTAGGGTGCAATTCGCTTTTGTGGGTAGTGCAAGTGGAGATATGGCTTACAGCTTCAACCAACGAATTAACAATAATCCACTAGTGTTCCAAGAGTTATCTAATAATAAACTTGGTGTGCTGAGAAAAAGTACAGTAAGACGTGCTCCTCAGAAACGAGATACACAGTGGGTTGAATATCATAATATGGACGTTACTTTTTCTTACTTTATTAGTAACCAACAGATTATTGATGTAGTGGAAGGTGTTGTCCTGCAAGAGAACCTTTCAGAGACACCTCTGACAATCAAGATTCCCGAAAGTATTATTTACCCGTAGCGTTAGCTACACAACAAAGGAACAGCACACACTATGTCTAGTGACCTTAACGAAGTTGTGCGGGTTGTCATCCTTGACACCTCCACTGCTATTACAACTACATCTTTTCAATATCCTTTGGTGTTGGCATCCTTTACTAACTTTGCTGAACGTGTACGCACATACACCAGTATTCAACAAGTTGGTGAAGACTTTGACAGCACATCCAAGCCGTATATCATGGCTCGTCAACTCTTCGGTCAAACCAGCGTTCTAGGTGCTCCACCTCCTGCTGTGTTGATTGGTCGTCGTCAAGTTGATTCTGTTACCCTCACTCCTGTTGTTGCTAACAGTACCACTTACAGTGTAGTGATTAATGATACAACATATTCTTTTGTATCCGATGGCACTGCAACTGCCACTGAAATTACAGCAGGTCTGGATGCAGCTATTGGTTCTCTTGCAGGCTTCACTGTTACAGACGGTGTTGGTACTCTTACCATTGCTCCAACTACTCCAGGCACTGATTGGAGTCTGACAGTATCCTCCAACATCACTAAAGTTGATGCAGCTCCTACCGAGACTTGGGTTGAAGCTCTTGAACAAGTTGAGCTTGAGAATGACACTTGGTATTTGCTGACAGCAGAAGTTCAAACTGTTGCAGAACAAGAAGCACTGTCTGATGCAATCCAAGCTCGTGAGAAGATTTATGGCTTGAGTTCTGCTGACACCGTAGCGCCTACAACTGGTATCACCGATATTGGTTACAAGCTTAATGCTAAGGCTGCTGGTCGCACCTTCGGTGTTTACTCTGGTACTGCTGCAACTGAGTTCCCTGAAGCGGCTTGGGCTGGTTCCCAACTGGCTGTAACTCCCGGTGCAAACGACTGGGACTTCAAGCGTGCTAATGGCGTTACTGTTAGTAAGCTTAGCTCTACTCAAGTAGTTAACCTGCGTGAGAAATCTTGGAACTTCTATCGTGCCAAAGGCGGCGTTAACATCTTCCAAGATGGTGACATGTTTGATGGTAAACCGATTGATGTCCAGATTGGCAAGGACTGGCTAAAAGCACGTCTGCAAGAAGCCATCTATTTCCGCATTATCAATAGCTTGAAAATCCCGATGACGGATTCCGGGTTGTTGATTGTAGAGAATGAAATCAATGGTGTTCTGTCTCAGGCACAAGCTAATGGTTTGATTGATCAGGGTTGGAAAGTTTCTACCCCGACTGTAGCCTCAATCCCAGAGAACCTTCGCGCTCAACGCGCTGCTGGTGTATTCGTCATTCGTGCTCGCCTTCAGGGTGCTGTTCGTTTTGTCGATATTGAATTTTATCTCAGCGTCTAAGTAGGTTAATCTAATGAATGAATTTATTGGCAATTATGCCCCAGATGATTTTACAATCGTCTTGAGTAAGGGTGACTTTGTTCACCGTATCACTGGTTTTGCTGAAGGGACATTCGTGTCCATGGACCGGATCGTACCCACGTCTGAACCCTATCAAGGTGTAGGTGATAACGCTTTTGCACGAGTAAAGCGTCGTGTAACTGCAATGAACGTGACCATCACTCTTCACCAGTACTCCCCGTCCAACACTGTACTCCAAGCCCTACAAACAGCAGATGCTGAAGTTCCGGGCAACGAATGGGTCTTCAATTGCACAATGAAGGATATGAGTGGTCAAACCATCGTATCGTCTGCTAATGCAATTATTGCTGCTCCTGCAAATGCCTCATTCAGTTCGTCCACTGAGACTCGTGACTGGAACATCTATATGTTCGGCAGCAACTTGGTCATCGGTGGCAACATGCCTTTGGCTCCATCTGAAGTACAAGCAGTAGAAGCTGTAGGTGGTGAAGTTGATAGCCGGTGGCGTGTAAGTAACCAGTAAGCTATATGGGGCTTTAATTAGCCCCTGTTCTAAGGAGCTTATATGGCAACAATTGCAAGCTACTGCCCAGACATTGTTGATGTTCTGGTTGCTGGTTTTATTAAGGTTGATGGTTTTGTTGATGGGACATTTGTTCAGATTGACAAAGATGAAATGCCATACTCTAGTATCAGAATGCCTGATGGTACTGTTGCTAGAAAACGAAATAACAGTCAAACCTACACTATTACTATCACGCTTCACAGTGCTGCTGAAGCTAATAACCTATTCACAAAACTATGGCAAATTGATGAGCTTACACAGAAAGGTAAGTTCCCAATCTTAGTGAAAGACAGAAGTGGTAGTGATCTACTATTCTCCACTGAATCTTGGATTGAAGGGATTCCTAGCATGACTAAGAGTAACGCTATCGACAGTCGTGTATGGGTGATCAAGTCTGCCTACGCCCTCATTAACGTGGGAGGCAATGAAGAGGCTTCAGGTCTTCTACAAGACATTACAAACATTGCAGCTTCTGCACTTCCAGGCTTGGGGTTATTCTAAATGTCTAAAGTTTTTACATATAGTCCCCAAGAAGTACAGCTCACCTTTGGTGGCTACACTGTAACAGGTTGGCAAAGTATTTCTATCACTAGAAGTGTTGATGCCTTTAAGCCTGTTCGTGGTATTCGTGGTAAACACACTCGTGTTCGTAATGCTGACACTTCTTGTACTATCACAATCCCCTTGCTTCAAACATCTATGAGTAATGATGTATTCTCTAGGATTCACGAGCTAGACATTCAGAAAGCTACAGGGCGTATTGAGCTAACGCTTTCTGATTTGAAAGGAACAAGTGTATTTAGTTCTAGAGAGGCTTACATCTTAGGTTATCCAGAAGTTGTGTATTCAGGTGAATTTGAATACAGACAGTGGAAACTCTTTTGTCAGACAACGGGTAGTTACACTGTTGGTGGTAATGCTCAAACTATTAACATCTTCAGTAGTATCTTTAATAGTGCTGCTGGATTAGTTAACACAGCAATAAATAACATCTTCTAATGAAGGTGTGCGGGTTGTTTTAAGCAACCCTCCTAATTCCTAAGACTAAGATTATCATGGAAATGATTTTAGTCTTTTACAACACTAAATAAAGAGAGATATTTATGAGTAAGCTTAATATGAATGATGTTGCACTTCCTCAGACTACACTGACTGTCGATGATGTGGACTATCTTGTTACCAGCATGGCCTGCACAGATGGCCTGAAGTTCATGGAAACTCAGCGAGATAATATTGAAGCTGGTAAAGCTCCAGACCTCGCCTTGATGAAGCAGATCGTTTGCAAGTACGCAGCTAAAGACAATAAGCAAATTACTGCTAGCTCTTTCGATGTGATCTTCGCCCGCCGGTATCAACACTTACACAAATTGTATAATGAAATCATTGAGTATAACTTTGCCTCTGAGGGTTTTCAGGAAGACGGTGGCGAGGAATAACAGAGAACGCTCCGTCTACAAGAGTTAAGAGTGCTCTGGAAAAAGAAATAGAAGAACAGTTCTCACAAGACTGGGCAATTTACAGGATCGTGACACATGAACTTGGCTGTCTCAGTATGCTACCGCTATTTAGCACAAGCTACAGTGTGAAGCAAATGTGGGACATGCTTGAAGTTTGTGAAGCACATGACACCATAAGAAAAATGGCCCAAGATAAAATTGAGGCTGAATCCAAGAGACAGAAGAGGTAATATTCTCAATGGAGATTGCACGGTATTGGGCTTCATTGGGCTTCAAGGTAGACCAAAAAGAAGTTAAAAAGGTTGACACTGCTCTTAGTAAGCTTGAAAAGAAGCTGAAGGCACTAGGTCAACAATCTACCTTACAATTTAATGTTGGTAAGTTTGCAATCAACCAAAGGGCTTTGGATACTGCTCTAGGTAACGCACTTGATAAAGCCAGTAAGACCGTAGTGTTTGAAATTGAAAGGTTCTCTGTCAATAGAGCAGCCTTACAGTCTACAATGCAAAGGGCTATGCGTGGCAGCGTGAGCGTCAATGCCCCAAAGCAAACAAGCGCAACACAACAGGCACAATCTACAAGTCGCCCTGCACCACGATCAGCAGCAAGTAACAACCGTGCTAACTACCTTCACGCAGGCGGTGCTACTGGTGCCTTCATGCGTTACGGAGCTGCTAGCCTTCCTCTGATTGGTGGCGTGTATGGTGCAAGCGCATTGAACACAGCAAACCAAGACTTAGTGAATGCTAATATCTCGGCTGAATCTGTACTTGGTGGTAGAGCTAAAGAACTTATGGATAGGCTGTCGGAACGTAGTAACTACATGGGTATTAACTATGCAGATACTCTCCCTCAGTTTACTAAGTTCATGGCATCTTCTATGCCTCTTATGGGTGTAGATTCTTCACAACAAACCTTTGAAAGCTTTATGCAGTTTGGTCGTACTCGTGGTGCCAGTAAAGTGTCCATGAACCGTGCTCTCACTGCTGTAGGTCAGATGTCTGCTAAAGGGCAGGTAATGGCAGAAGAGCTGAAAGGTCAGCTTGGCGATGCTGCTGGATTTGGTGAAGTGCCTCAATTGTTTGCAGAAGCCTACCAGATTCAAACAGGTGGAAACCTAACTGGTGCTAAAGCCCGTGCAGCTCTGATGAAGGCTATGCAAGATGGTAATGTGAAGACTGCTGATGTCCTCCCGCTTGTATCTAAATTGATGGACGAGCTGTCTAGAGGTGGTATTGAGAAAGCTCGTATGAGTTCTTCCGCACAACAGGCACGAGCTGAGAATGCTATCTCTGGGAGAGGTGGTTTGCTACAAACATTCTCTGAGAGTGGTGGTGAAACAGGCTTTGCTAGACTGTGGAGTTCGTTTGCTGTAGCAATGAAGGAAGCTAAACCTGCTGTAGAAAGTTTATCAAGAGCTTTTAACGAGATTAGTAAATACACATCTTTTGCAATGCTTCTCCCTCAATCTTTTAAACGAGCTTTTGAAGGTCGCGATAGTTGGGTAGCAGATGCCCTAGGTGAACAGAATACAGCAACAGCTAAAGCCTTATATGAAGGTATGAAAGAGCTTGGTGGTGAGATTACCAAAACTCTTGGAATGGCTGTTGACGGATGGAAGATGATCTTTGCTGAGTTTGGCGATGAGATGTTATCCTTCGTTAATGGACTGAAGAACTTCTTCCTTTACACAGTTAAAGCAATTAACGCAATGGTCACTGGTGACTTCACAGGTGCAACAAATGCGTCTAACGCCTTACGTGGAACACTGGCTGGTAAGTCTCAAGAAGAGATTTCAGCTTTAGCCGCTGGTGGTGGAAAACCTGTTTCGTTACTTGATATGGCTACAGGTGCCGGTCAAACGTGGGCGCAGTACACACCTCCTGTTCTGATGGCTGGAGCTGTGAAAGATGCTTATGGATGGGCTGGTGAGAAGACTGGTATCACTCCTTGGGCACAAAACTTTAGCAGCCTCATGGACAAAGGTTTGAATAGAGACAGAGGGATGGGTGGTCAGAATACAGTAGCTGTGACAATGGATGTAAAAATCTCTGCTGCTAATCCTGAAGACTTTAATGAAAAATTCCAAGAGAAGTTTAAAGGTGTAATTGAATCTACACTACTTCAATATGGTCAGAAGGAGTAGATATGTCATTCGCTTTGAGTTGGGAGCCAGATGAAGTACAAGCTGGTGGCATGTTGTATTTTGATGCCATCTTGAATTGGAATCGTAGTTTCACGGGGTCTGTTACTAAACATGCAATAGACGGTGGTGGCAACATCACCGATTTCTACATCTCTAACAACCCTACATTTACCCTTAGTGCAGTTATCTCAGCAGAAGATATTAGTACCACAAGTGCTCTTCTAGCTGACGCAGATGGAAATGAACCTTCTAATACAGCAATGCCACCAGAAGCTGTTATTGTAAGTAGCACTGACCAATCTTTGTTGATGAAGTATATTCCCAATGTTGTTGGTCAGCTACTCCCCGATACTTTGCCTACTGTAATCATGGACGACTTTAAAGGTGATTCTGTCTTTGGTGCATCTCTGGAGGATATTCAAGATATTCTTATCAACCTCCAATCCGGTGAAGGATACAATCAAATCACAGGGCAATTTGAAGCTGTTATTCGTCAAGTCACTTTGTATGAGACAGACGGATTTCTGACACTTGCTAAGAAGCTTCCTGCTGATGAGACAAAGGCTCTTGTAATTACAAGTATTAACTTTCGTGAAGATCAAGACTCTGGCTACGCCCTCTATTGCGATATGTCCTTCGAACTTGTTCGCTTTGCCAATCTAAAGAAGGTTGCTCTCCCTCCTGATCTTGTACAAGCTCCTGTCAAAAAGAAAGTGGCAACCAAGAAGTCTCTTGGTAAGTGTGATAGTACAACTAAAGACACAGCCACTTCTGGGGATGCAAGTAAAGCAGGTGCTGTGGATAATGCTCAGAATGACGTTGATCCAGAACGTAATGTAGCAGGAGAGATTTAATGGCTAACATCTATGTAGACCTTCTCCTAGACGACACCTCCCCTATCTATGAATACTCTGTATCTCTAGAAGGTAACTCTTACATCATTGAAATCGTTTACAACGAACGCTCTCAATTGTATTTTATGTCTCTCTATGATGCTGATAGAAACCCTATTGTTTTAGGAGCTGGTCTAGTTCCGGGTTATCCAATTATGTATGACTACGCACTACCAAACCTTACAGGATTCTTCTTGTTGATTCAGAAAGGTACTCTTCAAGCAGAGCCTTACAAAGAGTTTCCAGACAAGTTGAATCAATATTACTCATTAGTGTACACATACACTCAGGATTAACAATGCAGCCACAAATCAACAGAGTGTATGAACTGATCGTTGGTAATGCAGTCTCTGGTGAAGGGCTTCAGATTAATGATCTTCAATGTACATTTGATATTAGTAAAAGTAGCAGTAACAAAGATAAGACTAACTCTGCAAGTATAGAAATCTATAATCTAAGTAATGAAAGTCTTAAACTCTTAGATGTTGATTATCCTGCTGCTGTATTTAGTGCAGGGTATAGAGACATTGGGATGAAGCGTCTGTTTGCTGGGCAAGTTACAAACGTCACTACACGTAAGAGCGGAGCTGACAGGATTACACAGATTCTTATGGGAGGTTCGTATACGAACCTCAATCATGAGGTGATGTCTGGTCTTGTGGCTCCCGGTAGAACAATCAAAGATGTAGCTGAAGACATTCGCAAGTCACTTCCCGGTGTTTCTAGAAGTGTATTCAACGGTACTAACTTAAATAGCCCTATCATCTATGGGTATCCATTACAAGGTACTCCTAAAGACATGCTCAATGAGTTATCTGAGAAGTATGCTTTGGATTGGCAGATTGACGATGACGT